GGTATCCCCACCATAACCCGATGAGGAAAATATGTCATTCTATGAAACTTTTAGTACCAATGAAAATCTAGAGGCTGGCGAAGGTGTAGACCTTGATTACGGCAAGTCAGGTGTAATTACAATTCACCGCGCAGGTGGCGAGAACAAGAAATTTGCAAGGGTTTTAAATGCAAAAATGAAGCCCTACCGCAGACAATTACAAAACGGCACGATGGACGATGCGGTGGCTGAAAAGCTTATGGCGGAGACTTATGCTGAGGCTGTTATTATTGGCTGGAAGGGTGTTAAGGGCAGGGATGGTAAAGACATGCCATTTACCAAAGAGAATGTGGTTAAGTTACTTACCGACCTTCCTGAACTATTTAAAGATATTCAAGACCAAGCGAATACGGTGGCGAATTTCCGCAAAGAAGAAATAGAGGCCGAAGCAAAAAACTAACTGACTTCCAGCTCTGGAGAAGAAAGTACGCCCCTAAGCTTAAAGACCTTTTAAAGGCCGAGGAGCAGGGGGCTTACGTTCGTGTGCTTAATGAGCAGCCTGTTCTCATGAAAGGGCTGGAATTTTACCTAGAAGCCTATAAAGAGCTTTTAACAGAGCGTTCAATAGGTATGGCGGCGGGGCAGATACCTTGGTCATCCGTACAGCATTATGCGCGTGTGCATGGCTTAAACTGCGAAGAAACAGACATTTTACTGCACCATATAAGAGCGTTGGAGCAAGTAGACTTTGAATTTGAAGAAAGCAAAAAATGACCAGTGATGTAGGCATTAGCATTGAGATTAAGTCTAAGGGTAGTGGTGCGAAAACCATTAAGCGCGACTTGGATAATATTGCTGCCTCTGGGAATAAGGCGACTTCATCCTCTAAAAATCTTGAAAAACAAATGGGGGCAACTTCACGCGCTACGGTTGCCCTTACAAGAGCTGTAACAGGGCTTATGACTGCCTATGGTCTTCGCGCACTTATGATATTTTCAGATAATATCACAACCCTTGAAACACAGCTTAAAAACGTCACTAGAAACACTGAAGAATACACGCGCCGTTTTAATGACCTTTACAACATTGCTCAAAGCACAGGCGATGCTTTTGGTGATTTAACACAAAACTTTGTGCGGCTTAACTCATCCCTTCCTGACGCGGTTAAAAACACAACAGATCTCACAAAAGTAACTGAATTGCTTTCAAGGGGTTTTGCGGCATCTGGCGCGAATGCACAAGCGGCGGGTGCAGTTATGACACAGCTTACCCAAGGTTTAGCAGGTAACTTTGCCAATGCATCACAAGAGATTAACTCACTTATTGAAGGAACGCCGTTACTTGCTAAGATTATCGCTGAAGAATTAGGTGGTAAAGCAGCAACTGATCTAAAGAAATTTGCACAAGAGGGAAAATTAACGACTGAAAGCTTTCTGGGGGCTTTACTCGCATCCGAAGAAGCCATTAAGGCGTATGAAATACCCCCTACTATAAGCAGATCACTCCAGCGTATTAGTAACGAGTTTATCCGTTTAGGCTCGGAAAGTAAGTTATTAGAGAGTTCATCTAATAATTTGGCTGCGGCTCTTGATGTTGTTGCTAAGAATTTAGGTAGTATAGCCAATCTTCTTAAAGCAGTCACAGCAGGGACTATTGCTTGGTTTGCTGTAATGAATGTTGGTGCTGTTGCATCTATTGTAAAAGGTATAGGCGCGATTACGGCATCTTTTATAGCAACACAATCAGCAATGGTTTCAATGCTTGGTGCGACAGGTGCCTTGAGATTGGCTCTTATTTCTCTTGGCGGTGTAACTGTTCTTAATCCTTTAGGATTGGCAGCAGTGGCTGTTGGTTCATTGGTGGCCTCAGTAATATATTTTAAAGATGAATTCGGCGGGCTTGCAGGATTGGCTGCAGAGGTTTCAGGCAATCTAGCGGCAGTGATTGTTACAGCAATGGGTCAAGCTGGAATTGCCATTGATAAGCTCTTAAATAAATTTGCAGATTTGACTAATTTTCTAACGTCAGGCCCCGCTGTTTTATATGCCATGCTTGCAGGCGGTTTATCTTATGAAGAAGCAACTAACGCTCTTGGCGACTATAATACGCAGAGAAAAAACAATCAATCAAATGTAGGGCGTTTTTCAGGACAAACACCAGAAGATATACGTGCAGATGTTCAAAATATTCTTTCCAATATAGGGAGTTGGCAACAAAGTGTTCAGGGTGGATCAGTTGCGAGAGAAACTACAATCATACCACCTGTTCTAGATTTACCTGCAGTGAATGAGAATGTACAGGAAATTGATAAAAGCTTAAAAAGCGTTGGTGATACGATAAAAGAAAATATTGCTAACCGTATTGATAAAGACATGACAGAATCAATAGATGATTTGTCAAATGCAATCGAAAGAGATTTGTCTACAGCATTTAAAGACGCATTCACAAATAGCGAGGGTGTGTTTGACCGTTTTATTTCAGGTCTAAAATCATCCTTTATGAATTTCCTTGGTGAGATTGCTTATCAGGCGGCGGCAAGGCCTATATTATTAAGTCTTGGTATTGCAGGAGGCACGGCATTAGGCGGTTCAAGTGCAAGTGCTGGCGGGTTAGGTTCAATAATTGGTGGCGGGTCTAGTGGTGGGTTTTCCATTGGAAACCTTGGAAGCCTTTTGTCAAATGGTTTTAGTGGTCTTACGTCTGGCCTTAGTGCCCCTATATTTGGTGCAAGTTCTCTTATAGGTTCAGGTATTAATTCTATTGGTGCGAGCCTTGGTTTGACTAATGCGAATTTTATAGGGCCGATGTTGCCGGGCACAAGCTCACTTGCTAGTGCATTTACACCAGCGGCAGGCTTGGCAGGCTTTGGCGGTAATATGTTAGCTAATGCTTTATTTGGCAGCGATAGAGGTATCGGGGCATCTATCGGCGGCATCGCTGGCGGCATAGGTGGTACTGCTATAGGTGCATCTATGGGTACAATTCTTGGTTTTGCTGGTGGCCCCGCAGGTGCGTTAATTGGTGCTTTTGCAGGAAATGCATTAGGTGGGTTGTTTGGTGGTGGTTCTGTGCCTTCTAGAGCGATTGACGGAGGTTTTGATGTTAGCAACGGTATGATTGCTCAAATAAGAGCGACATCCAATGAGGCATCACCAGAGCAGCAAGAACAATTTAACGCTATATCTTCACAAATTACACAATCAACAAACGCTTTTCTAAGTGGCCTTGGTGCAAAATTAACAGACGACTTTGCAGGATTTATGATTGCCACTGCCCGCAGAGATGGTATTTTTGCAGATATTGAAGGCAGGGATAGACAAACATTCGGATCAATCGAGGATGCTATAAATTATGCATTAACGACATCATTTAGTACAGCAAAATTTACAGGTATTTCCGATGTTTTGGCCGAAGCGGTTAGAAAATCGTTTAGTGAAAACACTACATTTGAAAGCGGTGCGATTGCTGCACTGGAAGCCAAGCAAATAATTGATTTAATCGAGGGGTTTGAAAAGATAGAGGAATCAATTAATCCACTACAACAAGCCCTTGAGGCATTAGATGAACAATTCGCAGAACTTAAAACAAAAGCGCAAGAGCTTGGATTGCCTGTTGATAAACTTACAGATAGTTATGAGAAACAAAGACAGGCATTTATCACAGGTGCACTGCAGCCATTACAAGACTTTCTAGACTCACAAGCTTTATCTGGAAGCTCTACATTATCGGCGGTTGAAAGACTTTCCTTGGCGCGGGCTAACTTTGATGAAAACCTTAGCGCGATACAAGGGGGTGATCTAAGCGGGCTTGGTAATATTACATCACAGGCCAGCCAATTGTTAGGCTTAGGGCGTGATGTTTTTGCCAGTGGCGAAGGCTTTAGCGCATTAGAAAGCTTTGTACGCCAATCAATCACCGGTATTGGCGAGCAATTAGGCGGGGAAGGTGCGTTAAGTGATAGTATAGCGCGTGAGATAACACTTTCAAATGCGCAGCAAACATCCGTAATGCAGCAAATGCTTGTAGAACTTGAGGAGCTTAGAAAAGAGAATAAGGATTTAAGAAAAGCCATGGAACGGATAGGAAACAGCCTGAATGCTTAGTTTTGGTGACCTTCCCTACGGGGCTATGGATGATACTGATAGCGGGGCAGTTGCCGATCCCTTTGCTGCGTTGTTACTTAATCAGGGCGTAAATCTTGAGTATTTAGTTGAATTGAGTCCATTTGATGCAAGTATAGCAGTTGAAAGCGGCGGACAAGCCCCATACGGCGGCGGTACTTTTGGTGATATTGATTTTTCCTACACCGGGGCAGAAACACAAGAATACTTATCGGCTTTTGGATATACAACAAACGGCTCTGATACGCCATCGCATACGGTATACCAGCCTTATTTAAAAAACCCGTTTCAATTTGATGTTTCTATTTTAAGTGGTGATGAGTTTCGCGGCGGCTCTGTTTCATTCGGTGCTCTAAGAATACTAAACGGTGATGCGTATTTTGAAAATTACGCGGATTACTTTTGGAATGGCCGCGCCGTAAATATTTACGCAGGCGATCCATCTTTTACAAGAAATCAGTTCTCAAGAATATTCAGTGGCGTTTGTGGTGATATAGAATATGACGAAGCTGAAATAATTATAAATATTCAAGACAAAACCAAGGTTATGCAAACGGAGTTTTTGCAAAGCTTGTATACGGGTGCTGGCGGTCTTGAAGGGGCATCTAACCTAGAGGGAAAGCCAAAACCATTGGTATATGGTGAGGTGAAGAACGTAACCCTCGTGCCTGTTGATATTGGGAATAACATCTATCAAGTACATGACGGCTCTATTGAAGAAGTAACAGCCGTTTATGATAGGGGTGTTGAATTAAATTCTCAAGGTGATGTAGCAGACATAACGGCGGCAAGTGTAACAGGTTCGCATTTTAAGACACAATTATCAGGCGGTTATATAAAGCTTGGCGGCAATCCTGACGGACTTATTACGGCTGATGTTAAAGGTGATAACACAGGCGGTTATATTGATGACGCGGGGGCTATAATTTCGCGTATATTAAAAACAAAATTAGGCTCAAAAAGTTTTTCAAGTGCCGATATAGATCAAGGTGCGCTCAATGAATTAGACAGCACAATCAATTCAACTGTCGGGATATTTATTCAAAACAACACCGACGCACAAAAAATAGTAAACGAGCTATTAATACCTCTACAATGTTACTGGACATTTACACGCAGGGGGCTTTTTACGGCTGGCGTAATTGATGCGCCAAGTACGGCAATCTATACAATAAACGAGAACGATGTTGTTGATGGAAAGTTTTCTGTAATCAGGGTTATTAATCCATCGTGGAGAATTAAAGCGGGTTATGCGCGTTCTTGGACGGTGCAAAGTGTGGATAATCTTGCGGCGGCGGCAACTGATGCTTATGAACAATTTACTTCAAAAGACTACAGAACGGTACTTGCAACAGATGGCGTTGTAAAGGGCAGAACAGCAAGCTTAAGCGAGCTTGAATTTAATACCTTACTTATAAATGAGGCTGATGCTACTTCGCAGTTAACCAGATTTAAACGGATATATGGCACAAAAAGAACCGTTTATCGTGTTACGGTTAAAAACTTGTTATTTCGTGTCTATATTGGTGATACAATCAACATTGAATTGAACCGTTTTGGACTTGAAAATGGCAAAAGCGTATTAATTACAGGGATAAGCGAGGATGCTGAAAGCGGTGAAACTGAACTGGAGCTTTGGGGATGAGTAATATTATTTTAGCAGTTCCATTATCCGATGATGCAACGCTCACAGCGTCAAGCGCATTGGCTGATAATACAGTAAACCGTTTGCAGGATATGGGGCTTTCCAGAATATGGAGAACATCGGACTTAAACACAGCGGATATTGAAATAGATTTTGGCGCGGCAACCGAGATTGATTTTATCGCGCTGGTAGCACACAACGGCACATCAAGTGGAAGTGTAACGATAAAAGCAGGAACAACAAGTGCAGTAAGTGATTTTACATTATCCAGCCAAGATTTAATTACGGGAACGGATGTTGGGTATGATAGCAATTTGTTTGCTGTAAAGCTGGCATCAAGTGAAACGTATCGTTATTGGAAGATAGAGGTTTCTGATGCGGCGAATCCAGACGGGTATTTCCAAGCAGGTCGGCTTTATATGGATAAGTGTTTTTCCCCTGCTATCAATGCAAGCTGGGGGCTTGGTGAGGGTTTTAGAGACAATTCAAGGCTACAAAGAACAATGTCTCAGGCATTAAGCCCCGTAACACGTACCCCATTACGCACAGTTGACTTGCAAATGGATTTTGGCACAGAGAACGAAATGTACGGCGTAGTTTACGATATTGACAGGCTGCGCGGCACATCAAAAGACATCCTTTACATTAAGGACATGGCTGCGACAACGCATTTTCAAAGACAATATGTTTACGGCGTATCGGATGAAACAACGCCTATTATTAATGAGTTTTTCGGCATATATCAAAAATCATATAAAATTACGGAGATAAAATAAATGGCATACGCACTTGCTGATAGAGTTTTAGAAACATCGACAACACAAGGTACAGGCACACTTAACCTTGCAGGGGCAACAACGGGCTATCAGTCTTTTGTTGACGGCGTTGGTGATGGCAATACTTGTGCTTATACGATTAAAGACGGTACAAACTGGGAAACAGGTATTGGGACGGTTACGGCTGGAAGCCCTGATACATTAAGCCGTGATACTGTTCTTGCATCATCAAATAGTGATGCGGCGGTTGATTGGGGAAGCGGCACACGCGATGTTTATATCGCACCTTTGGCGGGTGATATTTTATCCAAACGTAGAAATGAAACGATAACAGGCGATTATACCATATCCGGCACGACTACATTATCAGGTGGTGCAACCTTATCAGGCGCAAACACGCTATCTGGCGATACAACAATGTCAAGCGCGACATTCAAATTGGCCAAAGGTGCAGATGTAGCCAGCGCAAGCGCATTGCCTGTTATTTCAGATGGTAATTATTTTGACGTTACGGGAACGACAACAATTACGTCTATTAATAGCCTTGGTGTAGGAACGGTTATTAAATTGCATTTTGACGGGGTTTTAACGCTAACGCATCATGCTACAGATTTAATTCTACCAGGCGGGGCGAACATCACAACGGCGGCAGGGGATGAGGCGGAGTTTGTAGAATATGCAAGCGGTGATTGGCGTTGTACAAATTATGAAAGAGCAAGCGGCGCACCATTAGCAGGGGATTACACATCACAAATTTTGTATGCACGCAGAGAAGAAACAAGCGGGACTACAGGCGGCGCGGCGACTACAGGATCATTGCAAACTCTGGCTATAAACACAGTGGTTACAAATGAAATTAGCGGTGCGTCACTATCCAGTAACAAAGTAACACTGCCCGCGGGTACATATCGCATCACGGGTAGATCACCATTTTACCGCTGTAACGCAGGCTATATGCAGATTTACAACGTAACAGACACGGCAGAGATTGCCCAAGGCAATAACTTTTTTAGTAATTCAGTAGATGGTGATACGAATGTGGGAGATGTTTATGGTGTGGTGACATTGGCAGGTACTAAAGAAATATCCCTACGGTATAGGGTGACGACCAATTCAGGAACAAGTGATTTAGGAACTGCCAAGTCGTTCTCAGGTGTAAAGGAAATTTACGGAGAAATTATAATTGAAAAGGTTGGTACGTCTTGATATTTATAATCCTCGCATCATTGAAGTTTATCTTTTTAGGCGCGATATACGGACGGATAGATGGCGGCGGGGTATTAAAGACAAAGGAAATAATTGAACGTGCTTTAGTCATGTTTGCCTTTGTGCTGGCGTGTTCATTGTATGTCGATTTCTGGGCGTTTTTAGCACTACTGGGCGCGTTTGGAATAGCAACAGGGCATGGACAGTATTTTCTAGATAGACAGCTTGTAGGACAAAAGGATCGCGTTGAAAGACTAGATTTTATCGTTAAGTGGTTTTTCGGTAAAGATTGGCGCGAGAATTACCCCGAAGGTCATAAGTTCACCAAATCTGAAACTGAGAAATACAATAACGAAATACGCAAGAAATTATACTGGCGTAACGTATTTGGAATGTTCTTAACGGGTTCATTGGTGGGCTTGCCAAGTGGGTTGATCATGTTGGCTATTGGTCAATATATACCTGCTATGTTATTCTTTAGTACAGGCATAGCAAAGGCGTTCGCGTATATGGTTGGGAATTTATTGGTTACGCAAGAAACGGTATTTGCGGAGTATACAAACGGTGCGCTTCGCAACCTTATTTGTTTAATAGTTATTATTTATTATATTACAGGATTTTTTAATGCATGATTTTTTTTTATGGATAGGTGGATTTGTAATAACATTCGGGGCAGCTATAACGGGCTGGGCATTTAAAATGATACTTTCATTAATAAAAGATGGGCAAACTTCACATGAAAAACTTAAAGATGATCTTTCAAAACACATGCTACATTCGGCGGAAACCTTTGCGACTAAAGTAGATGTGCAATCTGGTTTTGATAAAATAATGTTAAAATTAGAAAATATCTCAAATAAATTTGATAAATTTGATGAAAAGTTGGATAAGAAAGCCGATAAATAAGAGGAATGAATATGTTTAAGTTATCGCGCAGGTCATTGGATAGGTTAAAAGGCGTTCATCCTGATTTAATCAAGGTTGTGAAACGTGCAATAGAATTAACAGAAATAGACTTTGTTGTCATTGAGGGATTAAGAACGCTAAAACGTCAAAAGGAATTAGTTAAAAAGGGCGCAAGCCAGACAATGAACAGCCGCCACTTAACAGGACATGCCGTCGATCTTGGTGCGTGGGTTGATAATAAAATATCATGGAATTGGGCGTATTATTACAAAATCGCAGACGCAATGAAACAAGCTGGTCAAGAGTTAAATATTGATATAGAATGGGGCGGGGACTGGAAAACATTTAAAGACGGCCCCCACTATCAACTACCTTGGGCATATAATCCCGAGATAAAAAAGGAGGCAGTCAAATGTCAGGATACAAAACATTCATTATCGCGTTACTTGTCACAATTTTTGGCGCGTTGGAAACTTTCGACTACACGCAGTTCCTAACGGCAGAAAATGCGTCGTACGTAACAGCAGGCATCGGTATTTTAATGTTTGGTTTACGCGCGGTCACGAAAACGCCTTTATTTAAAGCAGAGTAATGAGCCAGCTAAAACTATGGGGCGCGGTGGGGATTGTATTAATAGTTCTTACTGCGCTCTTTTACACCGATTTAAAGGCGTATGAGCGTGGGTACAATAAAAAGTCAATGGAAGTATCCAAAGCACAAGAGAGCGCACACAGCATAGCTAAAAACGTCCAGAATGAGTATATACGCAAGACGGATAAAGAAATAGAAAAGGCACTGGATAAATGGTATCGCGATTAATCATATTTTCATGTATACTGCTAGGGGGTTGTGCTGCGTGTCCCGCCGACACATGGGTTAAACCAATATATCCAAGTCGTCATGACGCGCTAACACGTGGCACAGCCGAACAGATTTTAATACACAATGAAACGTGGGAGCTGGTGAATGAGGGGGCTTAGATTAGGATTGGGATTAAGTGCGAACGTCACGACAGGCGGGGCGGCGGGCAATGCCCTTTATTTTACTGATGACGCACTTGCGGATTCCTACTATACTAATGATGCATTATCTGATATGTTTGATACGGAGGACAACTAGATGGTAAACAAAACACTCCCAACCTTAACAGAAACGGCAATAGCCGCAGACGATAGCCTGTTTTTGACAAGGCGAAACGGCGAAACCTCGGATGAGAAAATAACGGGTGCCAATTTCAAGTCTTATGTCTTGACAACACCGACGATCACGGGCGCAACGATAGATAATTCTGTTATCGGTGGCTCCACTCCGGCAGCGGGTACATTCACGACATTATCATTAACAAACGATTTAGCTCTAGCGGATGGTGGCACGGGCGCGAGCTTGGCTGATCCAAACGATGACCGTATTATGTTTTGGGATGACAGCGCGGGTGCGGTTACTTGGCTGGATATAAGCACAGGCTTGGCGATCTCTACAACAAACCTGTCTATAGATATAAGTAACATGACGGCGATGGGTGCTTTCCCTGATGCTACAACTGATTACATACCGATATATGATGCAAGCGCAGGAACGAACTTAAAAATCACACCTTCAAACTTCTTTAAGAATATCTTTGGTTTAACAGCAGACGCAACCCCTGATGGGGCGGCCGATTATGTTGTCACGTATGACGCAAGTGGCGCGGCTGCGAAAAAAGTTTTATTAGATGATTTGCCTAGTGCTGGCGGCGGCGGCGGCGGCTCGACGGCGTTAATTACAGGTTATAAATCAGGATATTACTACGCCGGAATGAGTTACTCACGCATTAATACAACTGTAGGTACAGCAGTGACAGCCGACACTTTATACGCACGAGTGCTGGTTTTGCCCGCTACAGGTACGTTTGATAGAATTTCAATGTATGTGCACTCGGCAGCGGCTGGTAAAAGTGTTCGTGTTGGTATTTATGAAATGGGGTCAAACGGTTTCCCTGGGGATCTTGTTCTTGACGCAGGAACATTTACAACGGATGCAACGGGATTAAAGGAAATAACAATATCGCAAGCCTTAACGGCGGATAAGGCTTATTATTTAGCTTTTGTAAGCGACGGCACGCCGCAGCTTTCACCGAATATCACCTCTGCGCAGGCAGATCATTTTAATTATATGGGTGTGGACGCCGACCCGCAAACAAACTACGCCGCACACGCTGTAACGATTTCACATACTTATGGGGCATTACCCGATCCTTTTGGTACGCCGACAGGACAGACGGGCTACGGTACAGCACCGCATGGAATAGTATTAAGGAGCGCATAAAATGGAAAAGCGATACAGAGAATTATATGATGGAAAAGGTAATCTTTTATCACAAGAGGAAATACCGTACACCCTTAACGATATACTGGAGACGCGAAAGGCGGAATATCCTGACATTGGCGATCAGCTGGATATTATCTGGAAACAATTTAAAGCGCAAAAAGACAGCGGAATTTCCCTTGCGGATGAAACAAATACAATGATTGATAAAATATTTTCAGTTAAGGAAAAGTATAAAAAACCGTGAGTATTATAAAGCAAAATCAAAGTTAATATATATTGCGATGCGGCAATTATATTAGAGGTTGGTGACCCTGAAACGGATTTCCCTTATACTACTTAACTGCGTAAATCTTACCGTATTTTTTAAATTCTATAATGGCATCGAGAAAGCCGCACTGGTAATCATAATTTGCGTCTGTTAATTTAGGGTTCTGGTGTAATAACTCCAAGTCCACCTCTTGCACTGTTGGTGCGTCTTTGGTTAGCTTATATGGCAAAAATTGCAATTCCCTGAAAGCCTCAACATGCTCTGTTACATTAACTTCCGGTCTTAAACGAATTAATGGATAACCTTCTTTAGTGTTAAGATTAAATAAATCTTCAAAAGCCTTGCGCCCTTCCTCTTGAATGTTTTTTATCTCATCCGTTGGCTCTACTGGCACAAGTTTCATCTCTGGTTTATCATTCATCACTCCCCCTTATCCGCTAATTTCAGCAACCTCTTGTATTCATCCAGCAATAATTTAGCCTCATACAAACTCAAACCACAATCACACCCCTGTAAATCATTTATAAAATCATCACCCGTCAGATGATCACTGTCTGAAATTAAGCTCTCCAGAGTTTCAACAACATCATCAACTGTTGATATATATGAAAGGCCACTTATATATGTAATCTCACTCATACAACCCCCTTATCCGCGAGTGCGGCTTTGATCTTTAATAAATCGTTCGGGCTTATGCCGCCTGAATAGTGGCTTATAGGGTCATTCCAAACCTGCGGGAATTGATCCTCTGGAAACTCAACAACAAAGTAATCTAATGTTAGATCAATTTCAGCAATTAGATTTTTCACCCCCTCAGGCACATCCTCCCGCTTCACCGCTATGGTGTCGGGTTTTTCCCACGGCTCTAATGCGCTTTCGGGATATATCTGCACTGAATTTCTCTCAAACACACTTTCGACTGCGTACCCTATCGGCGTACAATCTGTGCTGTATGTGCCGCATATAACACCATGCCATTGCCCTTTGTCGCCTTTTTTACGGACATAATCACCGCGCTTAAACTTATTGGTGTCACACATGTGTTGTTCATCAACATCCACCTGCGGACGCTCTAGAAACTTTTTGTACCTTACAATCAGCATATATAACAAATCGTCTAAACACGCTTCACCCGTAACCCATCCGTATTCTTCATCACGTTCAAAACCTAAGAGTGGTGCGATTTCACTTTCTAGTTTTTGTCGCCACTCAATAAGTTTTTCATGCTGTTTAGCTGTTTGTTCAGCATCTTTACAGTATTTAGATACGGATGGACGCTCTAGGGCGGCGCGGATTGTTTCATAGTTTTTCTTGCAATTATTTTTCCAGTCAGATGAAGAGCAAGTTTTATTATATTGTTGTGCTTCAAAATAAATCTCATCCAAAGCCTTAATCGCGTCTTTATTCATTGTTTTGTTTCTCCCATTGTTTAACACATAGCTTAATGGTTTCAATCTCGGTCATTTTGTTTTGATCCATATTTTCATATCAAAAACAGCACTAATTGCATCTTTTTTAGACATTTCAAAAATTTTGCAGTTAGTTTTTATTCTCCGCAACAACCATAAAGCCAATTTGTATTTTATACTATTCACCCAGCACCTCCTCTAAAAGCTTTTGCGCCTGATTTTCATCACACCCGCACGACCTTATTAAATGTTCAAGGATGGACTTATTGAAAGTTGTAAACAAAAACAAACATTCATATGGCGGTAAAGGTTTTATGTGTGTTGATGTTAAAATCGCATCATTACCATTTGCTTTTTGGGCAACGCACGCCACAATTTCGCTATCTGGGTCTACAACACCTAATTCCTGCACCCTCTGGGCTATGCGTAGGGCTTTCCTAATGGCTCTGTATTCCTTTGTATCGGCAAAACGATACGCCTGTGATTTTTCATGAAACCATTCATCTGCCGCCTTGTAATCATCAGTCATATCCACCTCGTAAGTTTTTCTATCGCACTGCCAACACCTTTAACAACGCCAACCGTTATTGCTATTGGTGCGACTATTACCGTTTCAACAGCCTTCTCTGTAGCTCTTTCCAAATTATTTGTCATCTTGTCCGTACTCCATAATATATTTTTTCGCTTCATCCACGGTGTAAACTGTACCACACCAATCGTTTTGTATTTGCCCGTCTTCGAACAAATCAAACGCATCACATAAAAGCTTTTTTTGTTCTGGCGTGTCTTTGTGAGCCATGGCAGATATTGAAACACCTAAATCAGCCCATTTCTGCAAAGCTTTAACCTGTGCATCTGTCAGGTTTCCGTATCCTTTGATGGTTCCCCATTTTACAAGTAAGTATGGTTTATCACTCATCGCTTTATCCCCATCCATATTTGTCGTTAACATTTTTAAAAACTTGTTCTAGAGTGTCACCCTCTACTATTCCGACAACAGAACCGTATTGCAAAACCTGTTCTATAAACTTCCCGTCTTTAAAATAAATCATTCCCCAGTGGTTCCATGCTGGATGCTCTACGTAGTATTCACCGGTTTTAAGTGCTTTTTCTGCTCCTTTGGGAACAACACAATCATAGTTTGAATATTCTTGTTTAAATTTTTTTAGATCATCCGGCATAGCGTCGACCTTTGCCTTTAATCGCTCAATCTCTGCTAGTATTTCTTGTTTGTTCATACGTCCTCACTTTCTAAGAACAGATTAAACTATCTTAAATAGGAAGTAAACAGATTTTTTAATTTATTTTTTTGATATATGCTTCTATACGTGGATTATTTTTATCGCATGGCATAGGGATAAAGTTAGGAAATTCAACGATTTTATAGTTATCGTCTTTGATTATTTTCTTTTTAACCAAGACATCCATAAAAAACTTATCAACAACCGCCGCAATATTCATGCTATCATATAATGCTTTTGTTTTCGGATAGTATTTATAGGTTACGTGTATTTTATCGAATGGGTAGTTATATTTCGGAACCTCTTGTTTGATGACAATTTCTGTAAATATGATTTTTGCATTATTTAAAACACGATAATGTCTACGGCGGTATTGATTTAAATTTAAAACAAAGCTTTTTTGTTTTGGAAACTTAATTTCTATTGGTAGTGTAAATATTAAATCACTCACTTATACGCCTCGTCAATCATCTTTGCAATCTCGATATAGTTCATGTCAGAGGTAAGATAGCGGCGTTCATATTGTAAAAGCTCATACGCCAGATACATTAAGGCAAGCGCGGCGGGTATGTTTGGCAGGTTTAAGTTCTCGTCCATCAAATAAAGGACATCTTGCGCTATTTCATGGACGTTATAGGTTTCATCTAGTATTTCTCTTGTGTGAAAATCTATAACTTTGCTCATCAGTGCCACACTATCCAGCATCCCATACAAACGGGTATCCAATCCCACTGGCTTATAGTAACACCGCATCGCTCACATTCACAAGGGCGTAATTCAATGACGTTATTCATATCCATACCAATTCGGATCGGGTGCATTTACTTTTATTTAAATACATGATAACATTGTTTGTATTTAATTATAAGGGCTAAAAATGAAAAAACTAGACCAGCGTATAACTTATCTTTGCGATGAAAAACACTTGAATAAATTAAAAGAAGTGGCGGACAAAACAGGCTTGCCATACACGACTTATGTCCGAATGGTTGTTGAAAAATCCATACAAAAAAGCGCATAGCTATTTCGCCTTACAATATAACACTTGATCCCCGTCGGATAACACCGCGCCCTCTACAATATCACCCCGCTGAATAGCCTTTTTAATATCATTCTTTAAAGGCTCTACTTTTACCCGTAAATATTTGGTCGGCACTTCATGCAAGTTTGTAATGACAACCGAGGGTGGGGCTTGCCTAACGCCCCATATATGATGCTCGGTTTCCGTCTTTAAAACGCCGTTATCCAGCATAAATGTCACAGCATCTTTTTTTACGCTGTCAAGTTCTTTTTGAAATAACTTTATTTTATCATCAATAACGGCCTTTTCAGCTTTTAAAGCGTGCAATTCGCCTTCGATATAAAGTATTCTATTTAATTCATAATTCATATTATTAGTCCTTTTACTCAATATGGAATATAGTCGGCCTCAGCCCATGCCTCGCACCCGTTTTCTTTTATATCTTGCGGGGGCATTTTACCGTCAGCCAGTAAGCAACCATCTCTAAAATGTTCGCATGACATGCATTCGCGCTTTACTGGTATGGATTGAATAATCTGCAGTGCCTCAGTTAGTGCGCTGCACATCCTCTGTTTCGAATAAATATTCAGTGATTTCATCATATTTCCCTTTCTTGTTTACCTTTATTTGTAGCGGTTTACGCAGCTCCCAGACGCGCTCTAATGCTTCGTCAATAATGGCGGGCGGCAAATCAAATTCACTCCGGTTATTCCACCAACGCCGCGCCTTTTGCCCTGCATACCCTTCATGTTCAAGGCATATCCACTCACTTATGGCGCGTTCCATAAGGTTCGTAGGTACATACGTCACCCGCATGCTATCAGGACTACCCGCCTTTGTATGGCGTGCATAAATAACGTCTTGCACATCAATAACCCTTGGCTTTTCATCTGCCGATAATATCGCCGCCTCGCTCGCTTTCTTTTCTATATTGGTCGGGTACTGATACCCGCAATACGGACATATACGGCTTCGCGGGTGGTGATGCTCATTACATTGCGGGCATTTAACCAATGGCTGTTTTTTAACCTCATATTCACTATCATCATCAACGGCGCGAAACTCTTTTTTCTTAACAACAATATTATCAATCGCGCCGTGCCTTACGATATTCATTCCAAAGTCAAGGATAATGGCGTTTTCCTTGCTTTCTGCAATCCGCATACCACGCCCACACATCTGGACATATAGCGTTGTCGATACGGTAGCGCGTAGCAAAACAACCATATCAATATCAGGATGGTCAAAGCCCGTTGTTAGCACGCCTACATTACACAAGGCTTTTGTAACGCCCGCTTTAAAGTCATTTATAACTTTTTCACGCGCTGCCTTATTCATTTTACCGTCGATATACCCGCATGATATACCGCGTGCCAATAACATGGTTTGAATGTCTTTTGCGTGCTGTAGGTCGCAGCAAAATAAAAGCCACGATTTACGGGATTGTCCGTATTTTAAAATCTCTTCTATGCATTCATGCTCAAAATCCGATTGCCTGAATACATTAGACATTTGCTTTTCGTTATAATCGCCCGCCGTTATCTTGACATTACTCATATCTGCTTCTTTTACGCCGCCCTTACTTATAAGCGGCGCAAGATACCCGCCCGCAATCAGGCGCGGTATTTCTATTTGATAACATACATCATCAAACAAGCCTTTACCGATAATCATACCGTCTTTTGTGCGGTACGGCGTTGCGGTAAGCCCCACAATACGAAGGCGGGGATTTATTTCCCTTAGCGCGTTTATAAAGACCTGATAGCGCGTTGTTTGCTCAGGGCTTAATAAATGCGCCTCATCAATTATGATAAGATTAATCGCACCGAATTCTTTTGCCCGCTTGTATACGCTTTGAATACTGGCGAATGTAATGTTTTTCGTTGCATCTTTCTTGCCAAGCCCTGCGCTATATATTCCGAATGAATATTCAGGGCACAGGCTTTTAACCTTGTCATAGTTTTGTTCGATTAATTCCTTGACGTGCGTAACCATCATGGCACGCATACCGTCGTATTTAATCATTTCCTTAAATAGCGCGGCAATGATTAAGCTCTTGCCCGCGCCTGTCGGTGCAACGATTAAGGGGTTGCCCTCTTTATGGCTTAAATATTCAAGGCAAGCGTCAACGGCTTCTTGTTGATAATCACGAAGTTTATAAGTCATAAATCCCCCGTTAAAAAAGAAAGGCAGTTTTAAGTCATGCCGAGGACAAGCCTTCATGGTGTTTTGTTCAGGGAGAAGAAATTAAGCCCATGAAGGTTTATCGGTTGCTGTTGCTGGCGCGCCTGTTTCTTGCGCGCCATAAGGTTTAAAGCCCTTAACGTCATTACTTGCGCCGTGTTGCGCGTCGTTTTTCATTGTGACTTTACCAACGAACGGTTTGTTTAAAAACGCACTTACATCATTTGCATCAGGGTTTTTAATGCTTTCCGCAAATTGCTTTAATTGCGCGCGTCCTATTTGCACAGCCTTATCATTCGGGTTTACAACATTAAAGCGCGTCCATAATTTACGCCCCTTATATTGCCCCTCGATCACTTCGTTTGTAAATTGAACGTATTTACCATTCATGGCTTTTGTGTCCTTGATTTCGCCCTCAGTGGCAATCATGGCATAATCGCCGGCGGGCAGCGCATCAAATTCTGTTTGTGCTTCCACCTCATTCGGGTTGTAATTTGGTATTAAAGTCATAGTATTCTCCTTTTTGGTTGGTTAATCGGTTAATCAGTAAATTATCTTTGCCCTACGTTTGAAATAAAAGCTTCCCATGATAGGGGGATTTCATCGGGTAGGGCTAGGCTTGCGCGGTGTTTAGCCATAAATGCAGGGCTGTCATTTGTGTAAATAACGCGCCCGCCGTCTATAGCCTTAACGCTCTTTTTAAAGCCCTCTTGTGATGATTTCGTTAATGTCTTTGTTTTGGCAAATAATACAGCGTCCGCCCATTCAAAGACCTTTGCCCCTGCTTTTTCATGCAGTTTTAATTGATGACGGTCATACCCGTCGCCCATAGGATCATCATAGCGTTTAATCTGGTCATGCGCGATTAAGATAATCGTCATGCCATTTTCATCGCGCAATCTTGTAAGCCCGTTTAAAAGGCGTTCAATATATACGAGGCTTTCACCATATCCGCGCCCGTATGAAATATCGGTAACGGATTTAACGCCGTGAAGCTCTGCAACATGCTTGTGTATAAGCTGTTCCAGCCAGTCGATACTATCAATCACGACTGTTTTAAATTCATGGTCTTGACCTTGCAGGGCAAGCATTGCCAAACCTAAATCATCCCATGATTTTATTTTAATCTTCGCGCACTCGATACCGTCCAGCCCGTTTTCTATATCAAGAAATACAGGGTTAGGGGCATCCGCCGCAAAGGTGGATTTTCCAATCCCGCCCGCGCCATAAATAACAATACGCGGTGGCTTTTGTTCGGTTGTTTTCTTTAAGGTAGATAGGTCTATTGATTGATTCATAGGTCTGTCTTTCTGTTCGTAGGTTAATCGGTTTGTTAATCAGTAAGTCTGTATTGACATTGTGAGATTATAATTTTATACCAATATAGTCAATACATTTTTTTCATTTTTTTTCAGGGGAGAAAAACACATGCATGAAACGCAAGAAATATACGGCTTTAGTAAATATCTACAATTAGGCTTATCGGTTATACCGATATACGGCATTGATGAGCAGGGCTGTACTTGCGGTATAAAAGATTGCGGCTCTGCGGGTAAGCATCCCCCGATTAACTGGCGCACATATACAAAAGAGCGTATGACGCCGTGGGCGGTTGCCAGTTATTCGCAAGAAAAATACAACGTTGGTATTGTGACGGGCAAAATATCGGGCGTTATGGTTTTGGATATTGATGGTGATTTGCCCGATGATTTCCCGAAATTGCCCCAAACATGGGAGGCTAAAACCGCTAAGGGGCGGCACTTATATTTTAAGTATGAAGAGGGTATGAAAAACCGCGCCAAGATAAACGGGCATAATATAGATTTTCGCGCCGATGGCGGGTATGTGGTTGCCCCGCCTTCCATACATCATACGGGTGTATGTTATGAATGGGTAAATGCGCCGCTAGATACTGATTTAGCCGATATGCCTAAAGCATTAAAGGAGTATATGGCGAAAAAAGAAGAAGTGCAGGTTGTGCCAAGGCAGGAATACAAGCCGCAAGGCAGTTACAATAATTATATAGATGCGGCGTTTAAATCAGAATGTGAGATATTATCGCGCACAGGCGAGGGCGGACGGAATGACCAGCTTAATAAATCCGCCTTTGCGTTATCGCAGTTTATACCCCATGGTTTGAGTGAGAATGATATTATAAATGAATTAACCGCCATTGCGCATTCCATAGGTTTAAAAGGAAAGGAAGTAGAGGCAACGATTAAATCAGGCATTAAGGCGGGCAGGACGCACCCCCGCAATATTCCAGATGAGTTTATCGTAGAGCCGCCGCCTGTAATTGTAGAAAATAAAATTTCACCATTTAATCATGAAAATTCGGATATACCTGATTATTTAATTAAGAACGCGCCTTCTTTTATCGGTGATTTAATAAGCTGGATACTTGATACCTCTTTATATCCGCAGCCTGTTCTTGCCTTGGCTGCCGCTATACCGTGCGCGGGTAATATCATGGCGCATAAAATCAGGACAGAAACCAATTTGCGCTCTAATTTTTATGTTTTGGGTGTGGCAGAAAGCGGCGCGGGTAAGGAACACGCACGCCAATGTATAGAGCGGCTTTATGCGGCGAGCGGTATACATAGCACGCTTTTAGGGGATCCAGCCAGTAGTACGGCGGTTATAAATTCGGTTGTGCGGGCAAGCGGTCGCGGTTTTATGCGGATTGACGAGTTCGGGCGATTTTTATCCGCTATAAGCGGGGCGCGGGGCGCAGCGCATACGCAGGCCATTACAACAAATATGATGCATATGTATAACCATGCAGGGCATAAGTTTATAGGCCAAGAATACGCCAATAACGAGGCAGCAGGGGGGCGCGGGGATATAGACCAGCCATGTCTTAATATATACGCAACAACCGTACCCAGCCGCTTTTATAAGTCATTAAATGCTGATGATAGTATCGACGGGTTTTTAAGTAGATGGCTTATATTTGAAAGCACCCGCTTTGATGTTGAGCCGAATTTAAACAACACATTTGGTAAGCCACCAAAGAGTTTAATAGATGCGGTTCATTTTTGGCAGGATCAAAAGATGTTTCATAGTGACGGGAGTGACGGCGATTTAGCGCAATATACCTCTATTAAGCCGCGCATAGCCAAGTTCGATGATGGGGCGCGTCAATTGTTTTATGCCTTTATGAAGCAAGCGCGTGTATATATGCAAGGGGCTAGTCAAGAGTATGAGCGTGCAATCTGGAATAGAGCGGCTGAGCATGCGGGTAAGCTATCATTGCTTTGTGTTGAAACCGATACGTTTACAATTAATACGCATGCCATGCAGTGGGCGATTGATTTAGCGATATGGAACGCCAATAACTTTATATCAAAGATTAAGCATTATATTTCAGAAAATACCTATGAGGCTGATTTAAAGAAGGTAATGAATATCATCCGTGATGAGGGGCGAAATGGTATAACAAGACACAATCTTACGAGAAAAACACAATATCTTGATAGGCGTAAGCGGAGTGATATTATCGCCAATCTTATTGAGGGCGGGCAGATTATGGAAGATAAAATGCAAAATGATGGTCGGGGCAGGGAACTAACTGTATATAAATATTTATTTTAAATAATAAATAATTAATATAATCATGAAAAGGCACTATGTAATGTAGTGTCTTTTTTTTATAAATGTTTTTTATATTCACGACTAACGTCAATTCGGACTAACGTCAAATTTGACGAAAATAAGTGCCTTCAAGTATTGGAAAACTGCGAAAAATACTATTTCCATATAATTTCGTCAAGGGTCAAGGGGGGTGTCTTTTTGTGTTATATAATATGTAAATCTTAAAGTGTATGATTATTTGACCTTAATATATATTTATATATATATTATATTATATATTATTATATATTAATAACTTAGCACATAGTTTTCTTTACATAAGTAACGCGACTAACGTCAAATCGACCTTGACTATGAACAAATTCCTATTTAATAGGTGCAAATTATTTTGTAAAATAAAAATATTATTGACACCCCCACCGGATATGGTATGGTTTACAGGAACTTTTATTTTTCAACCGTGTTGATCTATAAGGGTTGATTTTGAGAATAAATCTTACACACAGAACTGAGTAAATTTTCTAGTAATTGCATCTGGAAAAAGCCCCTAGCTTGGATAAACAGGCTAGGGGTTAAGTTTTGGGGAAGCTTATAATTTAAGTTTATTGCAATCAGGTTAAAATTCGGTTAATATACCCTTGCGTATATCTGATGCGCTTTCTTGTTTGACTAGCCCCTCGTCACCCTCACTGGCGGGGGGTTTCTTTTATCAAAAAATCTGTTTACTTTATTTCTATCCTGTGCTTTAATTGGTTAGAAAGTGAGGAAACATGACCGAGATTGAAATTATTAAGCAGTGTGTTAAACAATGTGAGGAACAAACCAATGAATAAAGACGCGATTGAAGCTTTGGATGTTATAGAAGATTTTTCTTCATGGAATGAAAAAGAGCAATCTATTCGACATAGTGAAGTTCAAACAGCAATTCAAACAATCCGCGCCGCCCTAGAGCGTCCGCAGGTGGATGTAATCGAAGCGATTAATAAAGTGATTGGGCTTTCTTACAGCCATGTAGACGGCCGCGATTTGTTTGCAGAATTAAAGCCACGAAAAACACTAGACATCAAAAAACGCAAAGACGGTATTGAAACATGGCACGAGGGAGATTGGCTAACTGATCTCGGTGATGCTGTTCGTGAACTAGAGGCTCTTAATAAGGGCTATTCTATTCCACCAAATACACACGAAAACGACTCTTCACATGCGGAGCTACAAGATTTTGCCTGTAAGGTCAGCGATTTTATATGGGGCGGTGAATTAGGCTGGGCACATGAAAACGGACTTAACAACTTATTTGAAGAACTGAAAAAGCGGCTCACCACCCCCGACACATGTAAAGAAAAAGCCAAAAACTTTACACATAACGATGAACATGCAAAAGAAATCGTCAAGATTGACGATGACACCATAGCGGTGAAGCGGGAGGATGTAAGCGAGCCTTATTTCTCAGCTTTAGAAGATGCGAAGAAAATATCAGCAAGCAAACATACGGTTATTAGAGATGCTGCTAAAAAACACGCCGCACTACTCGCGGATAAGGGGGAGTGATGAAACCTTTGGAAAGACAAGCAAATAACAGTAATAGAGCAAATTGCCCTTGTTGTTATTATCATAAAACAAACTTAGACGTACCTGAAACAAAAGGTGGAGTGCGTAAAAAAGTACAAAGGGAAATAGAAAAAGAGATAAAGGATTATCAAAATGATAGATAAACCAAAGATGAAACTTGTGCCAACAAACGATGATATAGATGCCGACCACGGTAGTGATGCTTTTCTCATGTTTGAGCAAGTGTGTTTAACCGCAGGTGTTTGCGGTGGGATAGGTGAGAGTGTATTTTCTGCTATTGATAAACACGCACCAACGGTACAAGAGGTGGATTTGGATAGTATGAAAAAAGATGCTTATACACCTGATGACCCTTTCGAAAGAGCAGAGGCTAGGGGTTACAACCAAGCTCTTGAAGACTTAAAAGAAAAATACACCAAAATTTACGCGGAGGTAAAAGAATGACTGAGTTTAAAAAACTAATAACCAGATGCGGCATAAAGGCGGTATGGCTGGAAAAGATTGCAGGACTAAGCCAGAACACACTATTCAATTGGATGAACCCGAAGCGGTCAAAGCCATACAGCACGAATGAGGATGCCAAGAAATTACTTGGGTTCTTACGGGAGCTTGATGCACATGTTTACAAGCTACGGTGTAAGTACGGGTATATCACACAGCAAGAGAAGATAATTCATGAGGAATTAGAAAATAAATAAAAAAATCTGTTTACTTTCTATTTTATTGTGTTATTATAGGTTCAAGAAAGTGAGGTTTCTATGACGCAATTAAACGAATTTATGAAGTTTGACTATATCGAGCGTGTATTGAAAAAAGCCGATGCAATGACATGGGATAAAACAGCCCAAGGGTACGCAGATGCCACTCAATACCTTGATAAGATATTAGCCGATCTTGAAGATTTACACCCGCACGAGGTGTATATCAACGGCGATGTGGCAGACGTGAACGAAACTACAACGTATATGCTTGATGCTCTTGCTAATGCACTGTACGACTACACAGCCAAGGCTATTGAAGAAATATTTGACGTTAAGCTAGCTTATGAGAGCGAGTTAGATGAACGCGGGTTTTTAGTTTAAGGGGGATTTATGAACAAGATATACCTAGACGGCGAACATTACAGCCGAGAGCAATTTAAGAAAGCAGCAGTAAACCATTTTAAGACGCTTACAGTAGGGTTAATTATTGGAGGGCTTATCGGGGTATCATTTTATCCGCAAAGCTCGCACAGCACCACTAAAATCGCCGAAGAAAGCATATGTAGCCCTGAACAAAAGGCAGAGATAATACAAAACAGGCTAGTGATCGCTTTAGAAGGTGGTTCTGTATTAACACCAAAGCCGGAGCGGAAGCCATAGTTTTTAATAAGGGGCGCGTCACCGGAAGCGTTTGTCACAAGCAGGATACGGACAATAACGGTACTGCAAGGCTCTGGAATAAGCCGAACTTCAGCCGCCCCACCAGTTAAAGGAGAAGCCATGAAGACCCAATACACACTGAATAAAAAACAGTGGTTAGAGTTTTTAAAGTTTCTTGATGAACCGCCGAAGGAAAACGACGGGTTTAAAAGGTTAATGACAACTAAAGCGCCATGGGAGAAAGACGATGAAGCCAAGTAATTACATCAAGGAATTTGACTACCTTTGCGATACGTTTCCGTATGTGCTGAATGAAAACCTTGTAATGCACGTATTTGAAACCGGAGCGTATGATAAGTTTGTTACGAATGATAACGATTCTTACAACCCACCAAGGGCGGCATAAATCACTTTGCAAATAAAAAGCGACGTGTTACTATTTTTGCGTGGATAAGGATTTAATAAAAATACGGCTGGCAGACGCAGGGCGCACAATGATGATGCTCCCTCCATACGGTACAAGGCCAAGAGGTTATGCAAGCGGCTGGCCTGATATTTTAAGAGATTTTGCCGATATGATTGGCTCACCAAAGGAAAACGAACCGCCAGCATTACGCGCCACAACAAGGCAAATGAACCAGCTTCTAGAGGTTGATGAGTGGATCATATCTTTATCCAATTACTGCAGAACAAAAAAAACACCATGGATCGCAAGAACAGTATGTGCAGCATCCTTGCGCTGGCCATCAAGCGATAAGCCAGTCTACACATGGTCAAAGCTCGCAAGACGTATGCATGTTTCCCCCACCACAGTCAAACGATGGCATGATGACGGGATAGACATTTTATGTCGTATACTCAATGAAAAAACAAACACCGCAAATATTGTTCATTTCTTAAAATAAACATATTGAACATTTCCTTCAAAAGTGATATTTTATAGCCATGCTTGGCTTTTTGACTGAGTAACAACCCTGCAGGTTATGCCTGACAGGGATTTTTTATGTGCAAGGCACAAAACATTATCCTAGGGGGATGTATGGAAAAGAAGAACAAAGGTGGGCAGCCATTAAAATTTGCCAGTGTAAAAGAGTTGCAAAATCAGATTGATGATTATTTTACAAAATGCGAAAATGCAGATGAGCCCGTTACAATTACAGGTTTAGCTTTAGCTTTAAAGACAAATAGGCAAACACTTTTGAACTACGAAGATAGAGAGAAGTATTTTGACACTATAAAAACAGCAAAGACACGTGTAGAGCATTATGCGGAAAAAAAGCTTTTTACGGGCACCCCTACAGGGGCAATATTTGCACTTAAAAACTTCGGTTGGTCTGATAAACATGAGATTGATACTTCAATAGACGCCGGCACAAAACTACAGGAGCTTATAGACAAGCTTCCAAACTAATGGAAACAGGCAACCTAACACTAGATAGGCAGTTATCAAGATGGTATCCGCTTATTGAACACCCCGTGCAAATGGATTTAATCCACGCGGTGGATGACGGGGTAAGGTTTCCGCTTGTGCCTGCTGGTAGACGCTCAGGAAAAACAGAACGTGCTAAACGGTTTTTAGTCAAAAGAGCAAACAAGATCAAGGGTCAGTATTTTGCCGCTGCGCCGACGCATGACCAAGCCCGCAAGATATGGTGGGATGATTTAAAGGCTTTAAGCCTATCATGTATGCATAAAAAACGCCCGTCTGAGAGTGACAGGATTATCTTTATGCCTAATGGCAGTGAGATACACGTTATCGGATTAGACAAGCCGCAGCGTATCGAGGGTATCCCTTGGAAGGGTGGTGTAATAGATGAGATTGCCGATATAAAGGGTGAGGCATGGGAAAGTAATATTTTACCTGCGCTAAACACAGTGAACCCATTAGAGCCTACGTATAGGGCGTGGTGTTGGCTTATTGGTGTGCCTGACGGGTTAAACCATTATTATGATTTATGCGAAAAGGCGGAAACAGGGCAAGACCCTAATTTTAGGGTTTATCATTGGAAGTCATCCGAGATACTGCCTGAAGATGTCATTGAAGACATGAAGCTGGCAATGTCCGCTAAGCAGTTCAGGCAAGAGTTTGAAGCCAGCTTTGAAACGGCCAGCGGGCGGATATACGAGGACTATAGCAAGGACAATCACACGGATGCGCTTATAGAGCCGCATGAGCAATTGCTTTGGTATCATGATTTTAACTACACACCGATGTCATCTGGTATTGGTGTGCGTAGGGCAAACAATATTTATTTATTAGATGAGATTATTCTAACAAGTGCGGTCGCAAGGCAGTCAGCATTAGAATTTGTTGATAAATACAAAGCTCACAAAAACCGCCATGTAATTATATACGGTGACCCGGCTGGTCGGGCTGGTGAAAAACACGGGCATCAATCCGATTATACGGAGATGGAGCAGGTTTTAAGGGATAATGGCTGGACGTATACACGAAAAGTCAAGAAAGCAGCCCCTGCGATACGTGACAGGCAAAATGCGGTAAGGGCAAAGATTAAGAATGCGGCGGGGCAGGTATCACTATTTGTGAACACTGCGAACGCCCCCACAACGCATAAGGGATTGGCTACGGTTCAACTTAAAAAAGGCTCAACATTTATTGAAGAAGAAAGTGCAGAACAGCACATCACAACGGCCATTGGGTACATGATTGATTATGAGTTCCCGATTGTAGGAAACAAAATAGCCGTAGGGCGCACAACAGGGTTATAATGGAAATAGACAGCTTACATCCACAATACGAGGAATTTGCGAGCGTATGGCGCATATGCCGTGATGCTTCGACAGGCCAACGTGCTATTCATAAAGGCGGTACGTTATACCTGCCAAAACTTGGTGGCCAGACAGATGAAGACTATAAATCTTATAAGATGCGGGCATTGTACTTTAATGCTACGGGCAGGACGGTAGATGGTTTAGCAGGGCTTGTTTTTAGAAAACAGCCAATGATTGAGCTTCCTACAGCATTGGAAGCTTTTGAAGATGATATAAACCTTGCAGGTGAAACACTTGATGGGTTAGCCCGTAAAGCGACTGAGGAAGTAATCAAGGTTGGACGCGGCGGGTTGTTAGTGGATTATCCACCGTATCCATCTGATGAGCAAATGACAATCAAGCAGGCCCGCACGATGGGCCGCCGTCCGTATATAACACTATACAAAGCCGAAAGCATCCGCAATTGGAAGCTCGGCAGGGTTAATAACTCAACAATGCTTGTCTGGCTAACACTTGAAGAGCAATATGAAGAAAACGGTGAATACTTAACACAGATTCGTGAACTTGTCCTTGATGGCGTTTATATCCAGCGCGTATGGCGTATGAATGAAAACGGCGAGTGGTATGTATATACAGAACATACACCTATAAAAGAAGGGCGGGCTTTATCAGAATTGCCGTTTTATTTTCTTGCTCCAAAAGAAGGCACAACAGAGGTACAAAGCCCACCAATTGAATCATTGGCGTATGTGAATATAGCCCACTACAGAAACAGTGCTGACTTAGAGAATGGTGCGCATGTAGCGGGATTGCCTACGCCTTGGATTAACGGGGTGACAGACCCTGAGAACTTCCCCGAATTACACTTAGGCGCGAATACGTGTTTAAAGCTTCCCCCTGACGCTGAGGCAGGCTTTTTACAGTGCGGCGGCGAAGGGTTTGCCACGATTGAAAAGGCGATGGACAGGAAAGAAGCGCAAATGGCTGCGCTTGGTGCTCGTATGCTTGCCCCTGAAAAGGCGGCGGCTGAAACAGCAGAGGCGCACGAGATTAAACGCGGCGGCGAGAACAGTGTACTGGCGGCATTGGCTGGCAGTGTTGATGCCACACTTACGAAAGCCTTGCAATTTATGGCTGAGTGGGTTGGCGCTAATCCTGAAGAGGTTGCGATTGAGTTAAACAAAGATTACTTGCCAGCACCAATGAGCGCACAAATGCTTACTGCTTGGGTTTCAACATGGCAAAGCGGCGGCATTAGTGATTTCACGTTCTTTAGTGGTTTGCAATCTGGTGAATTAGTGCCTGAAACACTTACATTTGAAGATGAGCAGGATTTAAAGGCAGAAAGCGCCCCTGCATTGGGCGCAATTGAGGCATAGAATAGTATTCGAGATATTGCATGACCCGTTAATGGCTGCAATAGAGGAAAAAGCACGAAGGGATGCATCATTTAAGGCCAAGATGTATAATCTTGCACTATCGGAAAATATATTCCATTGTGAGATAAGAGGTGGTGTAATCATAAGCCATTTAACCGATGCCGCATTAGAGGCGTACTATGACCATCAATGATGACATTTTAGATCGCACCGTACGACATATGGTGTGGACAGAGCGTTATAAGACATCCGAAGCCAAACGCATTATAAAGCTTTTAAACAAGGCGGATGATGACCTTGTAGCGCAAATAGCGGCGCGTATGGTGAAGATTGAGCAACGGGGATATGATTTAGGAGTTGCCTCCACAGAACGCCTTGAGAAGCTCTTGAAATTGATTAGAGAGCAACGCGCAGAGATTGCAGAGAGTTTATATATTACCAGCCGTGATGAGTTGTTTGATTTTGCTATTTACGAAGCTGATTTTCAAAAAAGATTAATTACAAGTGCGGTCGCTGAGGTTGGTGTTGATTTAAATATGATTGCCCCTGCCGCAAGCCAGTTAAAAGCTGCGGTGACAAAAAAGCCGTTTCAAGGGCGTTTGCTTAAAGAATGGTATCAAGGCTTAGGTGCGGATAGCGCAAGGCGGGTTAGTGATGCGCTTAAGATTGGTATTATTGAAGGGCAGACAACAGACCAGATTGTACGCAGGATAAGGGGAACCCGCGCAAGGCAATACCGCGACGGGATACTGGAGATTGACCGTAGACATGCGCAGACGATTATAAGAACGGCAATTAATCACGTAGCAAGTCGCGCCAAGGATGATTTGTACGCTGAAAATGCTGATATTATTAAGGGCGTGAAATGGAATAGTGTTCTTGACAGCCGCACTTCACCTGTGTGCCAGTCGAGAGATGGGAAAATATACTCTGTGGATAGTGGGCCGCGTCCACCTGCACACATGAATTGCCGCTCGCAAGTTGTACCATACTTAGGACCGTCGAATATCAAGGGCTTACGTGCAAGTGCTACTGGGCCAGTGCCTGATGATTTAAGCTATGGTGATTGGTTAAGAAAACAGCCCGTATCCGTACAAAACGAAGTGCTAGGCGTAAAAAAAGCACAGCTCTTTCGTAAAGGCAATTTGCCGATTGATAGATTTTCTGATAGCTCAGGAAAAGAATACACACTTGCAGAGCTAAAAAGACGCGACAGCGAAACATGGAATAAAGTTTTTAACGAGGATTAGATGGGAACTATAGTAATTGAAGAATATCAAAAAACAGGGTTAGACAATAACAGTTATGTACCTGTTTATAATTTAAGCAATCTTGTAAAAAGAACCGCTGACGCCACAACATCAACAACGGCTGAAAATATAACATTGCAAGGCAATACAAATATAATCAGGTTTTACACTGCAGAAATCCACCGCATAGAGTTGTCAAGTGCGAATACGGATGATAGTGCAATTTATTTCACAAGCACTGTCGGTTGGAATGAATTGGCTGTGCAGCCCGGTGACACTGTGTTTTACCGCACTGATGTTTAAAAGAATACCCGCTTAAAGGCGGTGCTTAACGCGCCAAGGGCGCATAACTCAAACCCAAGGGGAATGATAATGACTACACTCGATTTAAACACTGAAGAAGGCAAGGCCGAACTACAAAAACTGATTGACAAGGAAACAGAGGGGCTTAAATCAAAGAACTCTGAATTACTTGGCGAGATTAAAAAACAAAAGGACGGGATTAAATCCATCCAAGAGCAACTTGATGAGATTAAGGAAGCTAAGGAAAAAGCCGAACAAGAGGCACTAGAAGCGTCAGGTGATGTTGATAAAATAAAACAATCGCTGGAGCAAAAATACGCTAAAGAGCAAGAGAAGCTCACAGGGGTTAATCAAACCCTGCAGGCACAGCTTCATAAGCTTTTGGTGGACAACGGCATCACAGAGGCTTTAAACAAGGCTGGTGTGACTAATCCGGCGCATTTAAAAGCAGCCAAAGCTTTAATTTTGGCAGAGAACAAGGCTGAGGTCGGAGAGCAGGACGGAAATACCGTTGCTACTATCGGCGGCCAGTCAATAACAGACTTTGTTTCGGCGTTTGCCCAAGGGGAAGACGGGAAACATTTTGTATCTGCGCCTAACAACGCAGGTGGCGGGGCTAATGGCTCAAACAGTGGCGGCAAGGCTGCGACTGGTAAAAAGGCGGATATGACCGTCACACAAAAAACTGCTTATATCCGTGAACACGGTAAAGAAGCATACGATAAATTAGCTTAAAAGGAGATTAATCAATGGCTATTTCATTACCAAGTGACATGAAGGTTTATAACGAGCAGTTCTTTGCTGGTTACACCGAGCGTGTCGAACAAAACCTTGCGGTATTCAATGCGAGTTCTGCAAATTCTATCTTGTTATCATCTGACGTTACAAACGGCGAGTTTATCAAGCAATCATACCTTGCGAAAATCTCAAACCTTGTAACACGTCGTGACCTGACAAGCACATCTGCTGCGACAGGGCTTAAAGCAACACAAAGTGAAATCGTTAAAGTTGACCGTTCAATTAAAATCGGTCCTGTTGAGTTTACAGACGAAGCTTTGCACAAAGGCAACATGTCTATGGACGAGATGGTATTCTTGCTAGGACAGCAGGCGGCTGATGACGTTCTTAAAGAACAGATTGACGTTGTGCTTTATGGACTTCAAGGTGCTTATGCAGTTGCTGGACTTTCAAGTTTGGTTCAAGACAGCTCAAGTGCGACAATCACACATAGTATTTTAAATAATGGTCTTGCTAAGTTTGGTGATAAAGCTTCTAGTATTGTAGCGTGGGTGATGCACTCTAGTGTGTTCTTTGAGCTTCAAGGACAGGCAATCACAGATAAGATTGACAGCGTAGCCGGGACTGTTATTTATGGTGGTTCACCGGGTACACTTGGCCGCCCTGTTGTTGTGACTGATTCAGACGCACTGTTTAATAACGGCTCTTCCTCTGTATCGACAGACAACTACTACACGACTTATGGTCTTGTGGCTGGTGCGGCTGAAGTACAGGAAACACGCGTTGGTGATGTCTTGATTGAGAAAGTAGGCGGTGCGGAGAATATCTACACACGTATGCAAGCTGAACAAAACCACGCTCTTGGGCTTAAGGGCTTGTCTTTCAGCACATCAACTGCCAACCCGACTGTTGCACAATTGGCAACAAGCTCTAATTGGACGAAGTCAGCGACTGCACTTAAGTCACTGCCCGGTATCCAGATCAAAACCAAGAAGGCTAACGCTCTTGGCTAAAGTAAACTTTTGGTATGCGGGGGACGTTGATCCCCTGCATTCCTCTCATTCCCATTCTCCAAGCGCCACGGTAAAGGGGCTTTTAGAGCATGGATATGAAATAAATCAAGTCGCTCAAAACGGCTTTCGTGAAAACGAATGGATGGATTGTGATTTATGCGTGATATACGGCATGAGGCATTTTGGGAAACGTATTATTGCTGAACACGAGCGCAGGGGTATACCATGCATTGCTATTGACCTTGGTTATATCAAGAGAGCGATGCGCTCAAATGGATATGAGGGATACTGGCAGGTTTCTAAGGGTGGTTTGAATTGGCTTCCTGATGATGCGCCTAGTGATAGATGGGAAGCCTTAGATTTGGACTATCCAAAACCGCGTGGAGGCGATTATTTACTTATATGTGAGCAGACGCCAAATGATGCTAGCCACGGGATGGATTTAAACGAATTAAATGAATGGATGAATAAAGCAGTACAAAGATGTGAAGAGTTAGGGATACCGTATAAAAAGCGCAGACACCCTATGAATAAAGATATACCACAAGAGGAATTACCTGATTGTCCGATTGAGGATGACTTGGAAGGGGCTTTTGCGGTGTACTGCCATAATTCAAATGTAGGAAATGACGCGCTCTTAGCGGGTATTCCTGTTATTTGTGATACCGCGTGTGAATATGCACCGACTTATAGCGAGCTTGCGTATAATGAAATACAACCAAATATTACCTATCCAGAGGGCATAGAAAACTATCTTCATAGATTGGCTTATGCACAGTGGACACGGGACGAGATAGCAAACGGAAAGGCTTTTGATTATGTTCTTAAAATGTGATGTTACAGGCTCGACAGATAGAGTTCAGCCACTACCAGTTTATATGCAGACTGACAAAATTAAAAACGTGTGTTTTAACGTAGCAAAGAAAATGGAAAAAGAACGGCTTGAGGGAATCAACCGTAAAGCTACTGTTAAAGCCGAAATTGAAGAAAAAACCCCCGCAGAGGAAATCAGCAAAGAAGCCACTGAAGAAAAGCCTGCTAAAAAGAAATCGGCCAAGAAAAAGAAATGAGAGCCTGCATCGTAGGAAACGGTTCATCTGTTTATAACTCATGGATGGGTGAGTATATCGACGGTATGGATATTGTTATCCGTATGCATGAGTTTAAAAATACCTACCCGGCAGACTTTGGCAAGAAATACGACTACGGTATTTTGCCCGCGCCTTGGTTATCAGAGGCCAGAGAACAAATAACAATGGTTCCTGATGAGGGGTGGTTGTTGTATAGCTTTGGCAAACATAAAAAATACCTGAATGTAAAAGAAGTTGAAGGCAGACAGGTTCATCATTTCAATATTGATGATACATTTCACGAGATATTTAAGACAGGAAAAGCACCGACAATGGGCTTAGCGGCAGTTCTTATGACTGCCATTCACTTAAAGCCAAAGGAAATCTATCTTGCAGGGTTTGACTCTGTAGCGAACGGTAAAATCACGCAATACCATGAGTTAAGCGGTATATTGGAAAGCGATGAATTTATAGGAAAGTCTGAAAATAACAGGCATAATTACGCTTACGAAAATAAAATGGTTGGTGTAATAAGTGATAAATTCGGCATAAAAATAAAATATTTATGGGGAGCATACGATGACAGTTATATATAGCAATGACCCACGCGGGGTTCACCAAGCGATTAAAGAAGAATTAAAGAAAGACCCGAACGCACAAATACAGCTTAAGAAAGCACCAAAGATAATAAAAAAAGAGATAGAGGTTTTTGATGAGGATGATGTATTGACTGAATATATCGAAGAAAAACCAGTTAAAAAAACAAACATAAAAAAGAAAAGTAAATAACCGTGGCTTATAATTTTAATATGTATCAAGGCGTGACATTCGACTCTTTGGAGTTTGTCTATAAAGATTCGGCCGGAGATGTTATTGATATATCGTCTTATGATGGCAAGATGCTTATGGACAACACGGCGAATACAGATACACTTGAGCTATTAAGTACGGACGTGTCCGGCAGCCGTTTGATTATTACGGGCGCGTCTGGAAAGGTAGCCCCGTATATAGTATCGGCTGATACTGAAGGTTTAACACCCGGCACATATGATTACGAAATCATCATCTACAACGGCGAGGACCCAACCGTTTTAATTGCAAAGGGTATTATTACACTTATTCAAACGCGGGTTAGAAATTCATGACAGAAACCGTAGATGTCGTATCAACTGTAAATGTGGTCGAAGTCACTGAAAACGTGATTGCAACGGTTGAGGTTGCGTCTGGCGTGTCTAGCACCTACTGGGGCGAGATAAACGGAACTCTATCTAGTCAGGGTGATTTACAAGCTGCGCTTGATGCAAAATCAAACACCGGCCATACGCACACAGAAAGTGATATAACCGATTTAGATAAATACACACAGGCAGAAGTTGACGCGCTAATCGCGGCGATACCGGAAACAACCCCCGCTGGCTCTAATCGAGAGATACAATTTAACGACGGCGGGGCGTTTGGGTCTGACCAGGGTTTTTCTTACGAGGACGCTACAGGTATAAACACGAACAAGGGTGTGAATCTCACCACTGTAGACGCCCCTCCAGCTACATTTACCCTTTCTCTTTTGCCCGGAACCGATTTAGAGATAGGGCAATATTATTATCGCATTCAATACTACAATCAATTCGGAGACACGGACGCAAGCAGTTATGTCGGGATTACGACTACAGCCGGGAATCAGTCCGTACAAATAGATAACATACCGGTTTCAAGTGATCCTACCGTTATAGGCAGAAAGATTTTGCGCGGCAAGGTTGGAGACAGCTCCACATACGCGGCCTATATAGCTACAATAGCGGACAATGTTACAACAACATATATCGACACTATCCCGGACAGCTCTTTACCGTCAAATATATTTGAACGGAGAGCTGACGCGATACCCAACAAAACAAGTAATTATGTTTCCGTAGACGGCGTGCGGTCTATGAATTTGGACCCGAGCCTGACTACATTCGGGTACAGCGCAGGGGAAGACTTAACAGTTGCGGTTGGTTCTGTTTTCTTTGGCGGGTATGCTGGTCAAAACGTAACGTACGGGAGTGGAAATTCTTTATTTGGATACAGAGCAGGCAATGCACTGACCACAGGAACCGGAAACTCTGTTTTAGGTTATAATTGCCTCACATCGGGCTCTAATGTTTCATACAACACGGTTCTAGGGCAAAACACATTAAATGCCCTTACTAGTGGGGGTCATAATATAGCTGCCGGGTATTACACCGCGTATTCCATGGGGACTGGAAACGGCAATTTGTTGCTGGGGTCTTACGTATATCAAACTGGTGGAAATTATAATATAGCGCTTGGATATAGCGCAACCCCTTTGTCCGCTTCTGGATCAAACCAGCTTAATATCGGGAATACCATATATGGTACCGGTATGTACAACGGGACAAACAAGCAGGTTTCTATACGGGCCGGGTCTAGCCAGAGCGGTAATATTTTTGAGATTCAAAACAGCGGCGGAACTGCGCTGAATGTTATTGATGCAGATGGCAACGTCGGCATCGGGACGGCCTCGCCGGGCGCGACGCTCGATGTTAATGGAACCGTTAATATTGGCTCTGATTTGGCGTCATTCACAGGAACATATCCGTTTGTTGTAAATGACAGTTTGGGAGGAATTGCACTTAATAGAGACGATGCATCAGCGGAGCCTTTTCTGCGCCTGACCAATAATAATTCTGGCAGCGGGGGGCAAATAAGGGGCCTGAGCGCTGGCGGTATTAGGTTTACTGACCAATTCTCTACCCCAGAATGGATGAGAATTACCGATGCGGGCAATGTCGGGATAGGGACGAGTAGTCCGAGCGAAAAGCTACAAATTTCTGGTAATATCAGGTTTGATCAAACGAATCCAAAGATTTTTTACGAGGAAGATGGCGGATCTTTTGCCACATCTCTTGATTTTCCAGTTTCACAGCCAAATTCCGGGAATTACAATGGTGGATTTGGTGTAATGCCATCGGGTACAGCGACGGAAGCTTTTATACTCTTGCGTGGCTCTTCCACGGTGGCTTCTGGTAATCAGGTTTTAGGTTTTGGTGGCGGATTTACCGGCGCACCTTCCGGTGCATGGTCTTTCGGAGCTTTCGTAAATCAGGTGATTTACGCAGACAGCCGCCCGCTGGCTTTTACTGTTTCTAATTCAAGTGTTGGTCGTATTGAAGCTATGAGGATTTCCACCTCTGGTAATTTAGGCATCGGCACCACCGGGCCGGATAGAAAACTAGACGTTCTTGATGGCTCTGACCCGCAGTTACGCTTGACGCATACGGATGGTAGCGTTTATACAGACCTGCAGACTACATCTTCCGGGTATTTGTACGTCAATCCATCTGGTGGGAATGTCGGGATTGGGACGAACTCACCTACTGTCCCATTTGAAGTGCATGGGTCTACAGCGTCCGCAATGGTGAACCTGCGGAATTCAAATACGGCTGGCTATTCCGGGTTTGAAATGCAAAAAGCCGCCGGGAGGTTCGGTGCTTTTTTTGGGTATCAGGAAAGCACAAATCATTTACGTTTCAATGTCACCAGTGGCGGCGTTCATAGGTTTTTTATTAACAATAGTGAAGCTATGAAGATTTCCAGCGCCAGCAATGTCGGGATCGGCGTGACAACACCTACGGCTATTTTAGACACTGCCGCATCAACAACATCTAAGTCTGGATTCCGCATAAGAAGCGGCACAGCCCCCACTAGCCCGAACGCCGGGGATTTGTGGTTTGACGGTACAAATTTAAAATTTTACGATGGAACAACAACAAGGACAATCACATGGACATAGCACCTGAACAAGCTTTGAACAGTTTATACAACGCAACGCGGCAACTAAACGTAAACGCAGAAACGCACGAGGTTTTGCGCCAGTGTTACGCAGTTATCAATAACGCTTTAACCCCGAAAAAGGAAACCGAAAATGGCCCTACAGAAAACATATAACTACAAAGGTTTTGACGCGGAATACTGGATGATTGACGGTATTTCGGACTGTAAAACCGCAAATACCGCAAATGTTACCTTTCGTCTATACAAGGATAAAGCAACGCGGGAGGCCGATCCCCATGGGTATATCTACTCTATGAACATCACGGTTCCGGCCTATCAACAAACTGTTGATGCTTTATACGAGGCTGCGAAAAGTGCGGAAACTGCCCTTGATGTGTGGACAGAAGGCGACGATCCAGAGCGTGTTTTGTTTTTCGCTGATGCTGAGGATGTTTAAATATGTTTTTAGTTCAAACAGATGGTTCGGTCGTTGATGGTGCAAACAGTTATGTATCTGTAGCTTATGCTGATACATATCATGATGATCGTGGAAACACTACATGGACTGGCACGGATGCGGTTAAACAAGCCGCTTTGATTAAAGCCACGGACTATGTTGAGCAAGTATATTATGGGCGTTGGATTGGGTACCCTACTCAGGCAAACCAGCCTTTGGCATGGCCGCGTAGTTACCATGACCCTGAATTGTATTACACTGATTTTGACATTGCTGGCACGATACCTGAAAAGCTTAAACAAGCCGTTTGTATTCTTGCCCTTGAAAGCATCGGCGGGGATGAGTTAAACCCTGTGCAAACGCAAACTGTTAAACGTGAAAAGGTTGATATTATTGAGGTTGAATACATGGCAGGCAATGAGGGTGGCAGAACAGGTTCTACAAGACCAGCAATTGACGGATTATTGAGAAAGCTTTTATCAGGTTCAAGTTTAAATGCGCGGGTGGTGCGTGTCTGAATTATATACCAAGCTTGCAGCCGTTGCCTTATCACAGATACAGGATAAAGGGCGCACGGTAACATTAACAACGCCGGGCGTTGATGTTTATAATCCTGCTGCAGGAACTTTTACGCCGGGCACAGCAACAACGCAAACGCCAAAGGCATTGTTTACGAATTTCACACTAAAGGAAATTGACGGCGATTTAATCCGCAGTGATGACAAAAAATGTTTAATAGCGGCTACAGCTTTAACTGCTCCACCGACAAACAAGGACACCATCACAGACGGGAGTGATGTTTATCAGGTTTTACCGATTGAGCAGATAAAGCCAGGTGATACGGCTATTGTATATATATTAAGGCTTAGACGATGAGTAAAATAGGTAAAATTCGCATGAAAAACGGCGGGGCAGAGGTTCGTGTTATTGAGAATAAAAGAACGCATTTTCATAATTCTGTAGAGAACGCATCAAAATCAATAAATGAAAACACACATGCTTTTGGGTTTTTTGTTCTGAGTAAAGATGGTGATTTAACAAGTGGCGTATCTTACGGTGAGTATTTCACACCTGCCCAATTAAAAGGCGCATGTGAGCATATGAAAGATAGCCTTATGGACGATATTTGGGGGTATGATGAGTGATATAGACCGCCAGATAGAGCGCGCATATCAAAAGAAGGTTATAGAAACGGCAAATAAAGTTAAGCGTGTGGTTGCCATGGGGGTTTTGCAGCAATTAATTCAAACAACACCTGTTGATACGGGGCGGGCAAAATCTAATTGGTGGACGGATACAAGCAAGACATGGATTGAACAAGCAGCCGATAACGGCGCGTCGGCAAATGCTCAAGGCTTAAGCGTATCTCAAAGAGATATTAAATTGGAAACATCAATCTATATCACAAATAACCTGCCGTATATTCAAAGACTAGAGGACGGGTGGTCTGCACAAGCCCCTGCAGGATTTGTTAAAGGCGCGGTTCAAGTTGGTGTAGCTAGAGGGAAAGAGGCAGCGCGTGAGTTTTAAAACAGCAGAGGCAAGCGTTCAAGGGTGGTTTGATACCAAGTGGAATAACCTAACGCAAATTGCATGGCCTGATGTTGA